GCTTTCAATGGGTGACTTCTTCATGTTTCTTTCTATAGTCTGCTATGGCTGATTTGATCGCATCTTCTGCAAGCACCGAGCAATGTATCTTGACGGGCGGTAACGCGAGTTCTTCTGCGATATGTGAGTTTTTGATGGTCTGAGCCTCATCCAGCGTCTTGCCCTTGAGGAGCTCGGTGACAAGGCTACTACTAGCAATAGCACTGCCACAACCATAGGTCTTAAATTTGGCATCTGTTATGATTCCTTCATGGACTTCGATCTGTAGTTTCATCACATCACCGCAGGCAGGTGCACCAACCATGCCTGTTCCTACATCTGGACTATTCTTGTCCAAGGTGCCCACATTACGAGGATTTTCGTAATGGTCTAGAACTTTTTCTGAATAAGCCATTTATAAACTCCAATAGTATAGTATAATACTACAGTATTTAGTGTCTTATGTCAAGTGTTTTTGGTAATTAGAATCCAGGGGCGTTACGTTTACGGGCGGCTTGTTTGGCCATGTTTGAAACTGTGTCTACTGGTGCATTTGGATCTGCATCTTGATCTTTAGGATTTTCTACTGTAGCCGAACTGTCGTTGTCTTCACCAGCTGGGCGTAATTCGATATAATCTTTGTTATAGCTTTTGATTAAATTTTGTAGTGCCGGATTATTTGTATTGGCAGCTACTAATGCATCATAGTCAAATGTCTTGTCTGTGTTAAGCACAAGATTGATTAGGCTTTGTGTTGAAATCTTTGGGGGTTGTTTCTTATCTTTATATCTATGGCGAATAAGTTCCAGAGCTGTTGTTAAATTAGACTCTGGAGTATTCTTTGGACTGTGTTGAAATTCATCTAAACGCACGATTATCTAAGTTCGCGGCCGAGTTCTTCTGCACCACCTGTTGCAGCATCTGTGGCACCAAAGCCATCTGTTTCGTCTTGATCTAGATCACTGCCTGGTGCTGGAGGTAAACCTGCATCGCCACCACTCATATCATCGCCTGGCATGGCCATTGGATTATCAACTTGTTCACCAGTTAGGATGCGTACTCCACCATCAACACCTTCGCGTGCTGTTTGTAGATTTTGCATCAGTGTTTCTAATGTTGTGCCAACTGCGTTTTTAAAACCTTCAGCTTGTTCCCCGCCAACCTGATCGCGGATGCTGTCTAGTAGTTCTGGTAGTTGCTCATTTTGCATCTTACCTACTTTTTCAATAGCGTCTTGGATTGAATCTACCATGTTTTTAGCTGCTAATAACACTTCAGCATTACCAACTTCACCTTCTACTAATTGTTGGCGATGTTGTTCTAGCCAAGTGCTTAGGCCTTCTTTAACTGTAAGTAATTCCATATAACGTGGATTACGTTCTGCTGTGTGCAGGTCCACACTGTGGCGGATTTTATCTAAGTTAGCTGTGATAGTTTCACTTAGACGTTCTGCTTTCTCAACAGTTAGATTACTAAAATTAATAGCGAATCCAAAGCGGCTCTCCATTAGTTTGTTGATCTTACGTGTTGATTTTGTAGACATTTCTGCTAGTTTCATGGTCAAATTCCTATTTAGACTTTAATATATTTAGCCAAGTTAAGGTTTTTCTTAATTTCTTTTTTAACTTGTTCTATCTTATGCTGTGTTTCTGTATAGCGAACACTGTAGTATTCTTCACCCCAAGTATCACCTTTTTCCTGGGCTTTTTTATAGCGTAGTCGGTATAGACTGGCGTCAAATTCTAACTTATTTAATAGGCTATCATTGTCGCGTATTTCTCTGGCCAGTTGCGTTTGTTGTTTATACAAGGCTATACAGTAGAATATAGCATCTTTACGGTTAAAAAAATCAAACACCTGCTGATCTCGCTCCATTACACGCCAGCAATGATCATCGATCTTGACTACTCTATTTGCGCCGACAAGCACATCAGTACCTATCTGATAGCAGAATGGCAGTTCTAGGTCTTCTTGAGATAATCGGGCTAGTTCAGACTGGGTAAAGCGACGGATTTTTTCAATGTCAAATTCAGTTGATGATTTTTTTGTAATAGATTTTGCCATCAGTGTTATTTCGAGTTAGGACATCTTTGACTGTTAGATTGTTAGCCAACAGTTGTTCACGTTCATCTAAGTGGCTTTTTGCAATGGGGGTATCACCAATAAAGCGTTCGAGTAATTCGCTTTCTTCATTGGTAACGGCTAATAGTAATTTGTTAGTGAGTTCTACAATCTTCATGTAAGTATTTAGTTACTTGAAGAGGGCGTGTCCGATAAATCCAATAAGTCCTGCTAGGATTACACCTAAGATGCTGACTAAGGTGCTGACACTTTGCTTGCCGCGACCTTCAAATTTTTCGTCCAGACTCTCCTTGATACCAACTAGGTAGCCTTCAAGTTTGTCCATACGATGTTCTAAGTTTTCTAGTTTGCTTTCCAAGTTTGCGTACCTAACGGCACATATTTCCACGTGGGCTTCTAGATTCTGTTTCTCAATTTCTGTTGGTTTGGCCATCTCGCCTTCCTAAGTGAGCGATGCCGTCTTTTGAGTGAGCCTTAACAATGTGCCTTAATATGTGCCTTAATGAATGCCTTTGAGCATCTAATATATTTAGTTGGTTGATACAGATATAAAGTATATGTTTTTACATGCACCATCAGTATAAAACAATGACATTGGTGGTTTAGCTGTTTCGTCAAGACCCAATAGTACTGGAGTCTGTGCGAAATCTTTTTTTAATACAGCGTAAGAATCTTGATCATTGAGATATAGATTTTCAAATTCTACGTCAAATTCAAATGTCCACACACGTTGTTTATCTTGATAATCGCTACCAAACTGATGCTGAGAAAGATCTTTGGTTTCAGTCTTGAGCTGATTAATGCTCATTATCTGTGTCCTTAATCCCAGTATCTGTACCACAGTCTCCCAGTTGCGTTGCTTGTTACGCATACGCTCAAGCTCTGGGGTAAATTTTGTTACATCTGTTTTGGTAATGTCTATCAAAGTATATCCACGATGGCGATATATTCTTTGTTCTATCATTATAAGAGTATTTATTGGCCAAAGTCAAGGTCACAAAAAAAGCACCCAAAGGTGCTTTCTATGTTTTATAAAACTAAATGTTATACAAACACAAATCCAACGTTGCCTGTAACTGTATGAACTACCGTGCCACTGATATCAACTGCTCTTTCACTTACTGCTGTATTAGCATAGGTAAATGTTGTTGCTGTTAAACGTGTCGCCGCTGTGTTTGCGCCAATTTGACGAATACGATGTTGAAGATCATTTGAAGATACAGTTTCATCTGTAACTAAAAATAAATTACCACCTGCGTTTGATGACGATACTCCGCCAATTACATAAGCCAATGGATTTACTTCACTGATGATTGCATCAACTACACCGCCAACTAGATCACATTCTGCAATCAAATTACCACGTATTGCTACTGAATTTTTAATTTCAACAACATGTAGTCCTAACGCAGAACTATATAGAGTGTTCTTAATTGTTTGTGTGCCCACGACATTATTGCCTTGGCCTTGTTTATATTTCTGAAATATTGCCATTGTATTCTCCGAGAATCTTTCTATTATTTATGCTAGGACAATAGAATGCCTGGTCAAAAAAAAGCACGCTAAATCAGCGTGCTTTAGTTTTAATGCTAATTACAGATCTTACATACCTTCTAAGTCTGTTGGCTCTGTAACTATTACTGTTTGACTGTCTGAAAGTGTTGCAGTACCGCCTGATACTGTAAATGTACCTGTATCTAATACTTGAGCGATCGCACCAGCAACTGCACCGATAGTTGCATTTACGCGATCAACGACCATATAGATTTCATTGCCGTCTGATTTAAATTGGATCAAACCAGCAAATGAACCTAGTGCATCAGAAATCTTAGCTGCAGCTGCATTTGATGCTGCTACTGCTAGACCTGAACCACTTAATACTACTTTGTACACTGATTGTGCGTTATTTCTTTGGATAGTGCCTCTTGCAACCGCTGTTGGGTTAGTTCTTGTAAATGTTGCCATTTTGTATTTCTCCTATAATTGTACGCTTTCGCGCATGCAATTATTTATCAAATTGGAGACTGAAAAAAGTACGTTGATAATTATGCTCGTTTAAGGAAGTTTGTACGACTAAATTCTAGTCTATCCACTAATTTTACCGCACCACCGTCATGCCCAATAGCCACAAAACCTTCCGGTGTTGTTACCTTGTATCCGTCATTGGTTTTTTGGAATGTACCGATACCTTCTACCTGTTGTAGTTTACGCAATAGTAATGCTTTCATTTCAACTATGCGTTTGTAAGTAGCCAGGATACCTAATAGATTATTAGCGTTATCTGCCACCCATTGTTCTTTTTCTTTGATCTTAGCCAGGCGATTCTGTGCCGCACGGCTAGTGACGACATCGATATCTTTGGTCATTAATTCATTATAATGTGACATGAAGTCTTTTAAAAATTGAGTAGGGTCCGTGATCTGTGTGCCTGCACGTACCATCTTGTTGATAAAGGGTTTGATATTGCGAGCGAACTCTTTGTTAGCTAGGATGATGTCAAAGCGTTGTTGACCAATTTTCTCCATGGTCTGGTATGTACTATTCATCAACGCTTGAATCTTGCGATCTTCTGTAGGAGTTAAACTAGCAATACCAGTGTAATCTTTATATGTTGCATCATCGAACCATACATCAGCTGATTTACGTAAGCCCTGTATGTTAACTAAAAATCCTGCTTTCATATCTGCTAGGCTAGTGCCTTCATAACTCGTATGGAATATGATACCAATCTTAGCACGTGCAAAGATTGGTATCATATTCCATAC